CACCGTGCTGTTGAATGTGGAGTCCTTCCGAAGCTCGGCTTGGAGGTTCTCGGAAGCATCAATCAGCTCCAGCTCTGTATTCTCTTGAGGTTCCGAGAGAGCGTCCAGGTAGAGCCGCAGATTGAGAATGTGCGACTGCCGGGTTCCCATGTCAGCGAAGACAAGGAGCACGTCACTGCTCTTAGCCGTGAGCGCACCGTAGGGCTTCGTCCCTGTATCGGGCGGCTGTTTCGGCTCGCCCATCATGTAGCCGCCCAACTCGGCACTGGCGCTGATTACCGTCTCGACCGCCTTGATCGTGTTTCCCAGGGTGAAGATCGCCATCAGTTCAGATCCCGAGCTGCCCGGGCCATGTGCCGACCGAAGACGCGGAGCTTCTGGGTGTTCAACCACTGACCGACGCGCCGGAACGATCCATAGCCCTTGAATCTGGTCACAGCGTTTCGGGAGCCGACGCCCTCGAGCCAGGGGCCATAGACGACGCCCCCGTCGCTGATCACTGCCTGCATGCCTGAGACGCGTGAACTGATATTGCGTCGATAGTTCCCGGTGCTCGCATGGCCCCGACGAGCCTCCGAGACGGATAGGAACACGCCGCTGGGGCGGGGGCGTAGCATCTCTGCCAGCCTCTCCTCGCCCTTCTCGACAAGTTCTTGGATGGCGTTCTTCACACCGCGCTGAATGACCCTCCCAGGTTGGCCTCGGAACAGCGGCCCGCTCACGAGAAGCTCGACGCTCATGCCGCTACCATCCGAGGCCGGCGCGTGCCGACGCGATCCACACCGATCCCTAACGCGGTCAGGCCCGCCCAACCGCATTGAAGGCATTTTGTCTCACCTTCGCAGAGCACGAGGTCTCCCATGCACTTCGGGCACCCACGCAGCGCGAACCTCAGGCGATCGGTCGATCGTCGTTGGCGCCTCATTAAATCGCCGCCTGTCGGACGCGGGTGAGGTGGCCGTAGACGGCGGACCGCAGCTCATCGAGTCCCTGGCCGCTCGGGACCGTCGCGCCGCCGGCGGGGCCAATCGTTCGGCCCCAGCCACTCCGCTCCTGGTGGATGATCCTCGTGGCCTCCGCGACGCATAGCGCGACGATATCGGCCTCGGGAGCGTACCTCGAGACGGCCGTGCCGTTCGCGTGCGTGGCCGCCGTCGTCCCATTCACCGCCCGGACGATGGTGTACGTCCGGAAGGCGTGAAACGCCGTGTCGTTGTTATGAGCGGCCACGGCACTGCCGTCGAAACCCCGCACGACCGTGAGGACATTGCCGCTGATGCTCTCGATCAGCATCCGCTCGGATTCGATGAGGATGACTTCGCCGGCAGAGACTTCGGTCCCATCATCAATCGTCACCGCGACCTCGCCCTTGTCCTTCGTGAGCGCGCCATCGATGAGCTCACTCCCAACGGCTGCGTTCGCAACTTCGGTGACGAAGACTTGCTCAGTCTCGATCAGCAACGTGTCGCCGACATCGATGAGGCTCCCGTCGGACCCGATCATCTCCGTGGCGGTTGCGTCCGATGAGAGCCCCGAGCTGACGGTCCCGGCGCCGAGCGTGTCCTCCGAGTAGCCCCAGCGGCCCAGGACCGAGATCGACCGCTGCTGCGTATCGCCAGCTTGGAAGACGGCGCTCGAGGACTGGTCGATCTCGATGCGGTCGTAGGGCGGACCCTGATTATTCGGCTCGATAAAGAAGTCAGACGATGCGATAGTCGTCGGCGAGGTGTCCTGCGCCTCGGACTTGAGCGTCGTCACGGCAATGAGATCCTGATCAAGCCAAAGCTGCCACGACCGACCGTACTGGGTCGGAGGCCAGCGATAGAGCCGTGTCTCAGTCCTTGGAATGAAGAATCGCCGCGTCCACCGGTCGATCTCCCGGCTCGCGGCTTCTATGGCGCGATCGATCTGAGGATCGCGCGTCGTGCCAGTGTCCGTCGCGGTCGCGCGCTTCACCGCGCTGCGGCCCGCATACCAGTTGGGCATCCCGTCTCACCGTGCTTTCTAGGCGATTGAAACGCCGTGATTCAATTCTGCAGCCCGCCTACTTCGTAGAGCCTCCCCAGGTATAGTTCCCCATCGGGCAGTTCCGGACGCCGTCCCCCCGGATCTCTAGGGCTGCCCCATCAATCGGGCAAGCCGTCGGCGGGGATGACGCCTCTTCGCGCACGTTATTCCGATGCGTCTCAAGGATGGCGCTGAGCTGCTCCCAGCTCATCAGTCAGGCTCAACCGTCAGCGTGACGCGGAACTTCGCGCCTGACGTCGGCGTGTGGGCCGCCGAGCGGATGACCAGCACGCCGTAGATCGCATCATCGCCATCCACGCAGACGAAGCTCTTGGGCATACCAGCCACAAGACCATCCGCACCGATTTCGGCTTCGGATGCGCCGCCGAGATCTTGCATCGCGGGCCAGTCGATCCGGCCGAGATAGTTATCGCTCTCCGTGGCGTAGACCGGGTTCGTATTCCCCACGTTGTCGTTCAGGACGCCGAGTGGCGTCACATTGGTGAGGTACATCGTAAGGACCGGGACGATGTTCGTGTCGTCACACTGCACGATAGCCTTCGTGATACGCCCGCCGCCCTTGTTGGTCGGGACGATCGCGTCGAACGTCCAGCCCGTGCCGGAACTGGCCGACTCACTAATAACGTCCTCGTCCGTATAGGCCGTAGTGTTGGAGGGCCGAGTCTTCTCGACGGTGACTTCGATGGTAGCGCCCAGGACGCTCTTGTTTTTCATCGTCATGGCTGTGTCCTAGCTCGCGCGCCGCGTCTTGCTGATCTGCTCTCGCAGCGCCTTCGTCTTCTCTTGCTCCGTGGGCCACCGATTGAGGACGACAGTACGCTTGTTCGCAGGATCGGTCGCGACTTTGAGCGCCGCTGACGCTTTCGACTTACTCCGCGATCCGCTCGTAGTCGGCTCCTCTGCAGTCGGCTCCTCTGCCGTGGGCTCCTCTGCCGTCGGTTCACTTGCCATACTAGTTCCTCCCCTTGGCTACCCGTTCCCGCAGGCTACCCATGCGGACCTGGTCGCGGATGTTCTGGAGCCCGTCGATGATGCGGTCGAGCTCTTCGATGGTCTTCACGTGGTAGGCGGCCCCGAGATCCTCGAACGTTAGCAGGACATGCGTCTCGTCCGCCTCGGTAACCACCAGGATCTTGAACGCCATCGCCCGGTGCCGGATTCGCTGTAGCAAGTCCGCCGTGAGCGGCTTGATGACGATCGGCTTCGCGAACTGAACCCCGCCCCTGTTAGCCACCGGCCTAGGTCCGTCCGACTTGGATCGCCCGCGCCTGCCGGATGTCGCACGTGTTGGCGTTTCCTTCCCCGGTCAGGAACTCCATCGAGAAGGTCAGCACGACGTCATCCGGGATGTTGGTCGTGTGGATCGTACCCGTCTGCGACCCGTCGAAGAAGAAGTACACGCTGCTTCCGTCAAAATAGAACTCGAGGAAGTGGAACGTGTCGTCGGTGAGAGTCCCGACCGAATCAGTCTGTGTCTCGGATGCGCTCTTCTCGGTGACCGTCGAGACGCTGGCAGAGCCGTCCAACGACTCGAGATAGACGCCGTCAGCCACACCGCCGAGGAGCGCGGTGTCTTCGACGCAGAGCCCGACGAGTATATCCGTCTGATCGACGTCGCTGATATCGAGCTCGATGCCATAATAGACGAGCCGCTGATTGCTTGTGAACTCAAAATGGGGGCCGACGAGCTGGAGGCTGATCCCGTCGTTCTCGTCCGCCGCCGTCACCATCTGGGCCAGGATGCCAATCGAATTGGACTGGTCGAGCTCCGATGTGCCGGTGCCGGCCTCGACGACAGTCGTGAAGAACCCCTCCGGGTCCGTCCCGGTCGCGTTCTCGTCCTGGACGTTATGGACCCAGGGGAGAAACTCGTACTTGATGACGTCGGGTCCGATTGCGTCGACGACGCGCATCAGGTGCGCGCCCTGGTCCACATACACGAGGTTCCCGCCCTTACGCTGGCCGATAACATTAGCCATATCCTGTGCTCCTTCTTCTGGGGCGCCTATGAAGCGCCCGGATTCTGTGAGCGGCCGCTAGGTCTGCTCGGCTTCGCCCTCGTCCATCTCGTCGCCTTCTGGCACTTCAAGGAACATCGGTACCGACGAAGACCCGTCACCGGCCTTTGCCGTTGGCGCTTCGTCGATCATCCGGTTCCTCCGTCCGCGCGGGGCTCCACGGGTCGCCGCCGTCTTAGGCTCCTCGGCCTGGGCGTTGGCGAATCCGAGCGCCTCCCCGATGTCCATCGGAGCGCCGCACCGCTTGCACGAGCGCGGGACCGAGTCGGTCGGGTTGTACATCTTCGAGCAGTTCGGGCACTTCACATAGAGCCCTGCTCCACCTGGTGCTTCCATCGTCGCGAGCTTTCCCATCATTCACCGCCTCAGGGACAAGAATAATTCGATCACAGAGTTTGCAGCGGTCCGGGTGCGGGGCACTCCACCGCGCGCCGCAATAGTCGCAGTGGAGGACGTTGACGTCGTCGATCGTCGCCTGCGCGGCCAGGTGGGTGTGGGGGATATATCCGTGCCGCCTGCCCAGGCGGACGGGCCACCAGACTGCGATATCGTCCGGGTACTCATCGAGGATCTCGTGCCAGACGGCGAGCTGCGCCTTCAAACGCAGGAGCAGATTTACCGGGATCAGCTCCATTACCGGGTCGTAAAAGGCCAGGTCGCCCAGCAGATCCGGGCGCTGCTCATACTCGAGCACCATATCCCACCAGAAGAGGACCGGGATGTCTCCCGGGATCTCCCGCTTGTTGCCTTGCACGACGACTACCACCAGCTGACTCCTCGAAGCTTACGGGGCGGGGGATTCTAGGAACCCCCGCCCCCGCCTTGATTAGCGTTCGTCTAGGTATTCGTGTCGACGTAGACCTGGGAACCTGTTGAGGCCGCCCCCTGAAGTTCCTTGCGCCCGTTGGCATGCTCGTAGCGGATCAGGACGCCGAAGATGTTGTCGACCCCCGTGTTGCCGCCCTCGGCGACGTACAGCCGCACGTAGTCGAACGGCGCTGAGGCGTTGAGGTCCATGTCCTCACCCCGAACCTCGAGAACGACGAAGTCGCCGTCGGCGTCCACCGGGTTGTCAGTGTCGTAGTTCCCCCCGCTGGCATCGGTCGTGAGGTCCTTCACGCTCGTGCCGGACGAGTCAGACGCCTGCTGGAGGCGGCACTCGTCCAGGTCGTCACCACTATCCCACGTGCCGAGCTCCACCCGGGCATAGCACCGGTTGTAGTTTGTCATCGCGAGATAGCCGCCGGCATTCTGGGCATTGGTCCCGCCGATGTCGGCCTGTTCCAAGAAGTCCGAGCTCGCGTGTTCACTCAGTCGCTGATTCATGGTCTGTCTCCTCCTTTGATCGCGTCCCTGAGCTATCGCCAGGGCGCCACTGGAGCGGTTGTCCTAGCCTTACGACCTCGTCGCCAGGTTGACGAACGGGGTGAGCGTACTCGAGCCGTTGCGGGGCGTCAGCGCGGAGTCAATCCACGGGCGCCCATCGACGCGCTGCACGAAGCGAAAGACCGTCTCGTCGTTCGTAAAGCGCACGTGCGGCGAAGCAGCCATCTCGAGGGCTTGCCTGTCGCCGATCAGGTAGTACCGGAAATCGACGAAGAAGATGTCGCCGGCGGTGCCGAGCGTCTGGCACTTCTCCGTAATGATCACCGGCCGCCCGTAGATGGTGAACGTCGGCGTGTCGGCGATGTTCATCACCATGACCGGGGCGCCGCCGGTGCCGACGACCTGGGAAAGCGCGAACAGTTGCGGGACCGTGTCCGGATGCGCAATCCACACCGCCCGCGCTTGCGAGGCGGGGAGCATCCGGCTGTACATCTTGTCGAGGTTCTCCTTGACGATGGTCGTGGCCGCTTGGCCCGTCTCCTTCGCCACCGTAACGAGGGCATCGGCATTGAGCAGCCCGAGCGGCTGTCCGCCGCCCACGCCGTTGATGAAGGCGTCGTCCTCAAAGAATGCGAGCGCCGGTCCGAAGAGTTGTCGGATCAGCTCCTCGAGTGGGATCGCCGAGTCTGCGAGCAGCTCGTTCGATGCGGTCGTGTAGCCAACGAGCTTCTTGGCCGTCAGAACGACGGACATGAAGGTCGGCTCGCTCGCGGTGATAGACCCGGACTCAGGTGTCCAGTAGGCCTGCACCCCGCCGAAGACGTTGGTGGCATGCGACGCGTCCCTGATCGCCGGCATCCGAAGCGTGAGCCCCGTCATCGGCATCGCGAGGGCACGGGGCCGCACGACCGCCGTCTCAAGGGCGATCGAGAGCAGCTCCATGCTGTACTGGTCGGGGACGAGGAATCCGCCTTGGTCGCCCTGGCCTTCGCCGAGGACCTTCAGCTTCGCTTCGTCAATGCCATTGCGTTGGATCATCGCCGGGTGGATCGCCGAGAGGAAGGCTCCGAAGTGCTCGAAGTTGTCATTCAGGGCAATGGCCTCTCGGCGCTGGAGGATAGGCCGCACGAGCTGTTCGCGCCGGATCTCCGACGTTTGCAACGAGCTGGACCACGAACCGCGCGTCTCGCCAGGCAGCGGGTTCGCTACCTCCGACCCGGGGCCAGGCGGGCGGGCTGCGAAGCCCTTGGCCTCGAGCGCCTTGGAGACGCCTGCTTCGACGCCCTCCGCGACGCTATCGTCCATCGTGTCCCGGACCGTGCCCGCGATGAAGTCCTTGAACTTCGTCGGGTTGTTCAGCAGGTCTTCGAGATCCTTCTCCGTCTCGAGGCTAGTAGTGCCGCTACCACCAGCCGGGACCGCGACCAGCCCGTGATGGCTGGTGTTGATGTGCCACCGGCCCCCGATCATGATCGGGTGCTGCTTACTATCGACCGCCACTAAGAACCTATGCATCGTCATACCTCCACGAAGTGATCGAGTGCCGTCGCGGTCGCCCGCTCGGCTGTGGCTGCTGGGTCGAAATCCTCCCACGGGTCAGCGCCATCGTCGGCCTCATGGGCAGGGTCGTCGTCTACGGCTTCTGCGGCCTGCTCTGCGGCGAGGGTGGCCGCTTCTGCTTCGCGGCGCACATACTCGTCGACCGCGGCGGTGCCGGCTGCCTCGAGCAGTGGGCCGATCAGCCTCGGGAGTCGCTTCTCGAGGACGGCGACGATGTGATCGGCCAAGCCATCAGGATCGTCAAGTCCGGCGGCGCCGGCGGATCGGAGCTCGTCCTCGAGCAGCTCCAGGATGTCGGGATCGACGTGGCCGTCCTTCAGCATCCGTTGGAGTGCGTCCGCGTTCGACGGGATCGTGACCTGTGAGACTTCAAGAAGCTCCTGACCACGGAACTCATAATTGGGCCAGAAGCTTCCAGATGAGTCCGTCAGCTCACGTGCCTCCTTCATGTCGGGGATGAAGCCGACGGAGAACGCAGCCTGACCGCGCACCGCGAGCCGGAACCCTGCCTCGGCCTGCTCATTGCCCTCCCCGAGGTTATAGACGGCGATGCCGCCGAGCTTCTTGCGGGAGACTTCCATATCCCGCCAGATGCCCATCTGGGCGGTGAGGTCTCGATAGTTGTGCGAGCTCACGAGCACCGGGTGCTTCTCGAAATTCGAGAGATCCCAGAAGGCCTGACGGATGATGTCGCCGTCCCGGTCCTTCGCCTCGGATGATACCCAGGCCTCGACCTCGCCCTTCTCCATATCGACGACCTTCGTCTCGGCATGCACGAAGGTCTGTAGGCCTTTGCGATTGCCGAACGTCACGGGTCGCTTCATCTCTCACTCCTCCGCCACCAACAACAAAGGCCCAACCGCGCGTTCCGGTGGTTCGCGCTGATCGGGCCTCTCGCCTCACGGGGTGGGTT